GGCGGCTGTGATTTCGGCGGCAGGCGCAAAGTCCAGCGCATATAGTCGTCAACGTCGGGCAGCTTCAGCGTTTCCACATCAGCGTGCGCCACGAAGACAACGTGCATCCCGCGCTTTTCATTGGCAAGCCCAGCACCCTTGCGGACGCGCTGGTGCATAGCCGACACAGCAGCCGTGCCCGCGCCGTATCCACCAAGGGCTTGGTTGATGCTCTTGGCCTTCGGGTCTTGCGCCAGAACATCTGCCACGAACAGACGCTCCAAGGCGGTCACGCTGTCGATCACCAGCGTTTGGTAATCGTGCGGCTCGTGGATCACCGCCGTGATTTGCTCCCAAAGCTGAGATGCGCTTTGCAAAAGCGGAAACGCATCAGGGCGCTTGTCTGCCGGGATGGCTTGCATCCCATCTTCTGCACGAATGAAGATCGGCTTCGGAAATGCCGCTGCAAGGCTTGTCTTGCCCCGCCCAGCATCGCCGCAAACTGTCACAATGACAGGCCGGTCAACCGGCTTGCGTGCTAACTCCATGATTGACATGGATCGTTCCTTTCATGTTTGGCACCTTGTGCCTCGCCTGACCGGGGCAGGCTCTCAACCCGGTGACTTGACATTGCATTGTGCGCTAGAGTATGTCAAGAGGGCATAGACGCACAAAGGAGGAGTTTTTTCACATGATGACGTTGGCCCATATCCGGTGGTGTTTGGAGGATCGAAAGCTAGATGTTGTGGCTAGTAAGACTGGTGTGCATCGCAACACGCTGTCTGCGATCCGCGATGGCCGTAACGAAAACCCGACGCTTCGCACCTTGGAAGCTCTGTCGGAGTATTTTGAAAATCAGTGGGACAGGGTTGTCAAATGACCCGCGATCCTGATTTTCCTGCGCCTGTTCGGCCAGCACGACCAGCGCATATTGTTTCGCAGGCAATCGTCTATCTTGACACGCTGGCCGAGCAAGACGCAGAGGCTGTTGCATGGGCGGCCTATGATTGGCTGAACATCCGCGCGGCTGGTCTGCCACTTCTGCCACTCATTGACGGCACTGCCCGCGATGACGCAAGGTTCTGGGCTGAGACTGCCAACCCGTCAGAACTTGAGTGCTATGCGCTTGCCGCCGTTGACAGGCTTGGCGGCATGAGCGGTGGTCATGCTCTGTTTGCGTCTCGGCAGATCAAGCGTCTTGCTGGTGCGCTTTGGCGGCGCATGTCGCCCGGCGAACAATCGGCCTTTGCAAAATGGGCCACAGATCAAATGGAAGGTGAAAAATGAGTGCCGACGATTTCGCAGACTTTGAGGCGGGCTATAACGGTGCCAAGTTCGGGCAATCACCTCAAGCCGCGCAAGCCTATTCACAGGATGAGTTTAGCGCCGAAGACTTCGCACCGCCCGCCCCAGAAGCCCCTGAGCGCAACGACCGCTTCCCGCCACCCTTTCCCCTTGACGGCCTAGACCTTCTCACCCCGCCCGGCTTTGTCGGTGATGTGGCTGCGTGGATCGACAGCCAGTGCCGCTATCCGCGCCGTCGCTTGGCCGTGGCATCTGCCATTTCTGCCATCGGCAACATCGGCGGCCTTCGCCACGAAGACCTGCGCGATGGCGTCACAGCCAACATGCTGGCTTTCTGCGTGGCTGCCAGCGCCACCGGGAAAGAAGCCGTGATGCAGGCTTTGACCGATCTGCACATTGCGGCGGGCGTACATTACGCACTGCAAGGCGGCATTAAGTCCGAGCAGGAAATCATGCGGAACCTGATCGAACATCAGTCGGCATATTACATTATAGACGAGATCGGCATCTTCCTTATCAAGGTTCGCAATGCCCAGAAGCGCGGCGGTGCGGCATATCTCGAAAGCGTGTTCGGCGCGATCATGTCGGGCTACTCCAAGGCCAACAGCCGAATGCTTTTGCAGGGTGACACCAAGCGCGACCTTCGTAAGATGTTTGGCGGGATGCTGGCCAAGGCTGAAGATGATGGCCGCGATGATCTAATCGCCCGCGCACAGCGTATGCTGAACATGGTGGATCAGGGCCTTGACCGCCCGTTTCTTTCCGTGGTCGGCTTCACAACGCCCGGCACCTTCGATCAGATCATGGACGGTGAAACAGCAACGCAGGGCTTTGTGGGCCGCGCCATCATCGTAGCCGAAACGGACAATAACCCAGAAGAAAGAGAGAACTTTCGCAAGCGCCCTATGCCAGAAAACCTTGGCATGAGGCTGGCCCAGATTTTCCACGGCGGTAACTTTGACGTGATGAACAGCGGCGGGCGGGTGGAGTATTCCGGCGACCGCGAACCCGTCAAGACTGACGATGATGCCAGCGAAATGCTCCGCAAGGTGTCCAAGTGGCTGCACGCCTATGCCGAGGAAATGGGCGAGAACACTGGCGAAGCATCCGTTGCCATGATCCGCCGCGCTTATGAGTTGGTCGCTAAGATCAGCTTTATTCTGGCTATCCCAACAGCTCAGAGAACCGCCGAGCATGTGCGCTGGGCTTTCGCCTATGTGCGCGCCGAACTCGATGCCAAGATCAAGCTGGTCTTCGCCAACGACAACTCCAAGGACCGCCCAGAAGAAGCCATCGCCGCCCGCGTCATCAATTACATCGACCCGGACAAGGGCGCATCGACCAAGGTGTTGGCAAACCGCATGAGGATGAAGCCCGATGCGCTTGAGCCGATCCTGAACAAAATGGTGAGCGCAGGCATGATCCGCCGCGAGGCTGGCAAGAAGGCTTGGAAGGGGAAAATCCCAGATGTTTGGGTGGTGGCGTGATGTTACACACGATTTTACACACGCCTGATAACTTGCAAGCCATTGATAATGTTGGCAAAAGCGGCAAGTTTAAACTTTGCGATGTTTACACCTATATCAGTCATAATATCACAGCCAGAGAGACCACCTATAGCCCCTATGGGAGAGAAATAAGTAAGTATATATATATGTGTAAACATATAATATCTATAGAAAAGCCTTACAGGCCAATGGGTTACAAGTTATCGCGTCTGTGTATCTTGGTGCGTAATGTGCAAACATCATGGAGGGGCAAATGACAAACACCATCTACATCACAGGCGACACCAAGCCGGATGCCCTGTTCGTCGCGCTGGCCGAGGCGCAAAAGGGCGACCGCATCGTCTACCATGTCGGCCAGCATTGCGGCGGCATCCATCGCCACGCGGCTGCACGCGCCGAAACCGACAAGCTGGCCCTTCTTTTCTGCAAGCGGGCCTACGGATCAACCTTTGCATATTTGGCGGTAAAGCGTTAAGATGCGCGACAGACAATCTGCACCGGGGACCGACAGATGAAACTATTTCCGAACTATAAAACAGTTTCAGTAGCCTCGCTGGTGCCATACGCCCGCAACAGCCGCACACACTCTCCGCAGCAAGTGGACAAGATCGCCGCCAGCATTCGAGAGTTTGGCTTTCTGAACCCTATCATCGTGGACGGCGAGAACGGCATCATCGCAGGCCACGGGCGCGTCATGGCAGCCCAAAAGCTGGGGCTTGCTGATCTGCCCGTCATTGAGGCATCGCACCTCACCGAGGCCCAGCGCCGTGCCTATGTCATCGCGGACAACCGCCTTGCGCTGGACGCAGGCTGGGATAACGACTTGCTGAAGATCGAATTGCAGGACTTGGACAGCCAAGGCTTTGACCTGAACCTGACGGGCTTCAGCGTGGATGAGATTGCAAACTTCTTGGCCGAGCCGACCGAGGGCCTGACCGACGAGGACGCGGTGCCAGAGGTGCCTGCGGTGCCTGTCACTGTCGAGGGCGACGTGTGGGTTCTCGGGCGGCATCGGCTGATGTGTGGGGATAGCACCAGCATTGACGCGGTGGATAAGCTGATGGCGGGCCGGAAGGCTGACATGGTGTTCACTGACCCGCCTTACAACGTGGCCTTCAACGGGCGCAGCGGCAAGCATGATGTCATAAAAAATGACAATCTTCCACAAGAGCAATTTGCAGATTTCATAGCTGATGTTTGCGGCGTGATCCGCGCCGTTGACCCAAAGGTTTACTATGTTTGGTGCAACTGGAACTTCTATGGTGTGCTGCAAGGGCAGTTGCCTTACAAAGCCTGCATTGTATGGGCCAAGAACGTTTTCGGCATGGGCAGCGGATATCGTCACCAGCATGAGTTTTGCTTGTTCAACGGCAAGATTGACGAGGTGGTTAAAAACGAAAGTGACCTGTGGTCCATCAAAAAAGACACCAACTACGTCCACCCGACGCAAAAGCCAGTTGAGTTGTCGGTGCGTGCATTTGGCAACCATGTGAAGCTTCTAAACGTGCTAGACCTATTTGGTGGGTCTGGTTCAACCATGATTGGCGCAGAACAGGCTGGGCGCAATTGCTTTATGATGGAACTTGACCCGAAATACTGCGACGTAATCGTCAAACGCTGGCAGGACTTCACCGGGCAAGAGGCAACGCTGGAAGCGACGGGCGAAACCTATGACCAACTTAAGCAAAAGCGAGAAGCC